TCGTAAAATATGGGGCCGGTCTACCAATGGGGTCCAAATCTAATTGGGCAATGTTGGCACTGTGTCACCATGTCATAATTCAGTCTGCAGCTATAAAGGCCAATGTGACTCCTTACGTAGACTACCGTGTCTGCGGTGATGACTCAGTTATTACCAAGACAAGTATCTACGATCATTACACAGCTTTAATGACCGTATATGGTCTAACCATCAATCTCACAAAATCAGTTTTACACAATGTGAACTTACACTCAGCAGCAGAGTTCTGTAAACGGGTCTTTGTCAATGGGAATGAGATAACATCTTACCCAGTCAAATTAGTGGTTAAGACCGCTATGAACGGACGACTAGCCCCGCAATTGCAGAATGAGCTAACAAGACGTGGTTCAATGGTCCCCAACCATATACTATACGATTACTTTGCAGGTTTAGTAGACCGTGAGTCACTAGAGTTCCTGCTTATACTAAATGCTATACCAGCTAACCTAAGTGGACTTAAGTTGCCTGTCTCACCACCGGGTGATGTAGGTGATCTAAGTAAATGGTACCCTGGTATCTACAACGTCACAGTATCAGATGTCACACAAGCATACTTATATGTATTAGTAACAGAGCAATTGAAGAGACTCGATGTGCTGTTAAGACAGACCGATCTCATTAAGAGAGCCATTGACCGTAATGCAATTGGATACGCGACACCCAACTATGGTATAAAGATCAAATTATCAGACGGAAAGGAACAAGCTCTTATGGAGCACATAGGGACAAAGATTGAGGGACTATCATCCTCACACCCTATATTATCTGCAGCATATGCAGAGAATGTGCGCATTTCGTCTTTACTCAGTGCAATCAGAACTGGTAATGTAGATCTATCCGCTATGGCACTGTCAGCTCTGTTAGACCAATTCAGAAACGCATTAATTGATGCTTGGGATGACAAACTAGCAGCTAAAGGTCAAGCAGAGAGATCACTGATAGCACGTTCGATGGATACGCTATCAGCGATTATCAGTCTTCCGATAACAGATTCCGCTGGAAAACCTGTTCTGAGAAAGCTCGACTTCACCGTAATGCTCGCATATGTGTCGAGACTGTGGACTGTGTCGTGGCACTTAGGCTCTAATGTCATGATCAACGCAGTCAAATCACGTGTAAAATCTGTTCCTGCTCTTGCCTCGAATGCTTTAAATAATGTTCTATCAACTTTTGCTGTCAATAAACGTTTTACTATCCGCTCACATTCCAAAAGTCCCCCCCCTTAAAGGTATAGTGAAGCGAAAGGCTTAGTAGCCGAAAGGATATATTTAGGGCATTACAGACAACTTATTGTGAGACCGCCTGAG